CCTTGAGTCTCTCTATCTCTTGGGCTAGATCACTAACACTTTTGAACTGAGAAAGTGACTCTATCGTATCTGAAAGCTCTATTATCTTGGCTTGGAATTGCTCTCGCTCTTTGGCTAACGACGAATTCTTGCCTCTTAGTTCTGAGTTTTCGTCTTCAAGTTCTGCTATTCGACGGAGTTCTTTTTTATTGAATAGTCCCATTCTATCAATGTTCTATCATTATATATTTCATCGCCTTGTCTTTTTCCGTTTATCACAAGTTTCTCTGAGCTAACCGCTCTACGTAGAAGATAGCCTGAACATCTGATAGGTTTACCTCGTAGTCGTCGTAGGCTGGGTTCAGTGAGTGGCATGTGATTACACCTTCAGCCTTGTCGTGTCTGGTGACTTGCTTTAGGACGACGCCCTCTGCTTCTGTTGCTATGACACAGAAGGTCATTGTGCGCTTCTTTATGCCATACTGCCACTCACTTTTCGGTAGGACTCGACAGAGCAGGAAGTCTCCTTCAAGGAATGAGTTCGTAGTGCCGTCATCCATACTATCACCTTCGACCTCGTATATGAGGTAGTCGCCTCTGAGGCGCCTGTCTACAAGTACATGCATTGTCTGCTTACCCTCTTGCCAGTCTGGATCGCCGAAGCCAGAGAGTACGCCTGCACGGGCACGATAGGGCACAAGTGGGATCTCTACCCACTCTCGTTCTCCCTCAAGGACAGGGCGTACATTGCTCTCTATGTGATGGGGTTTCTCTTCTGCCTTTTCCTCTGCCATGCGTAGCATTTCACCCTCGCCAGTATCTAGCCAGTCTATATTAACCCCATGTTTTGATAGAGCAATCTTTATCTGACCTGATACTCCGATGCCATTTTTAGCCCTGTATATATCAGATAAGCTACCCTGTTTGATGCCCAAAGCATCAGCAAAGGCCTGCTGAGACGTGTATCCCAAAACTTTTTGCAGTGTCCTAAGACGCTCATTGGCAGATGTTTGACCCATACCCATCAAAGAATAATCTATACAACATTTGGCGGATTATAGAATAGTCTATATCTTTGTAGTGAAGTCCAAGTGAGGACAGTACCACGAAGTCCGAAAAAGGACATTCAAAGGTAACAATAATATCAATAAGTAGTAGACCTTATGGCAAAGAGACGAGCCTTAAAGCCTCTATCTAAGGTGTCTGCAGAGCGAGCTGAAAAGGTGCGCATAGCATTCGCCAAGATGAAGGAAGAAGGTATGAAGACAGAAGATGCCGTGCACAGTCTACGTGTGAAATACAGACTCGCTCGCTCGACGGTGTATAACTACATCAAGGGCTAACGGCTGTGCACTTCCGAGGGCTAACCCCCTCTTTCCCTCTCTCCGAGGGACAGCGATCTTTGACATATTTGGTAAGCGATAGTAACAAAACAAGAGATAATCATGTGGGGACGCACATCCCCACCAGTGACTAACCGCCCTTCGGGGCACTATCGTTAGCCCTAGACCTATTGTGCTAGGGGAGAAGCCAAGGAGAGGCAGCGGGTGAGTAAGCACTCCCTCCACCACTTGCTTGGACACTCGGTGAGCGAAACACCCTGACGATGCCAACCCACATAAACAAACAGCAATGGACAACGTAAAACTAACCCGTAGAGATTACCTCTACTTCGTTTCAATGGCTCTCCTGCTATTGATGCCATACTTGAGCCCCGAGATATTATATAGCTGGAGGATGGTACCCTACGTCATACTTACGGTGACGTTCCCCCTAATATTTGAATGGGCAATAATACTGGTGAGTAACCAAGACGAGGAAGACTAGTTTAGAGAGTGTGAAGGTTCTTTAAGTGAATGTAAATACTATGGGGCTAGCCTGCTGGGAAGCACGCCACCCCCGACAAAGTGAACAATTATTTGTGTGTTTTTTGGTACAATTATCTGCAATTCTTTGGTGGGGCAACGCTGGGAAGCACAGCCCTTACGAGCTATTAGTTAAGTTATTCTTTATTATGGCTACCCAAACCCGTGATGGGCAAGGGTCGCCGAAAAAGTTATAAAAATTAGATTCGATTGTGTGGATAGATTATGGTTTGATTAAGGTATGGCGTGGGCAAATCCGTGACGGACAAGTCCACGCAAAAAAGTAAGCAACATTAAGCGTTTCAAAAGTTAATCAGCGTGAGCAACTCCGTGAGGAAGAGGTCACGCACAAAGTAAACAACATTACTATCGGGCGTGGCTGGCGGGTAACCGCAGGGGCTTGGGGTGTCGCTCGCACCTTAGGCACCCCAACTGCTCTCGACCCCTAGCCTCCGCTAGGGTGCAGGAAAAGCCCTCCTAGGACGGCCAAGCCCGTACAAAATTGACAACATTGATAACACCCAACAGACAACAACATGCGTACAATTAGACTAGAGTCAATCACTATGATTGGCTTTCGTGGCGAGAGGGAGCGCACGACGACCTTCTCGCCCACAGAGACGACGATCTCTGGGGCTAACGGACTGGGCAAGAGCCGACACTTCGACGCCTTCCTCTGGTGTCTCTTCGGTAAGGACACCCAAGACCGCAAAGACTACGAGGTCAAGACGAGAGACGCCGAAAGCAACACCACGGACAAAGATCCCTGCGAGGTAATAGTCGTGCTGAACGTGAACGGCGACCGCATAACCCTCCGACGGGCATACGTCGAGGAGTGGGTCAAGCCACGAGGACAGGCAGAAGAGGTCTTCAAGGGACACCACACAGACTGCTGGTGGAACGACGTCCCCGTGAATGTAACAGAGTTCAAGAAGCGTGTATCATCCATCATCGAGGAGACTACATTTAAGCTACTGACCAACCCCGAGTACTTCGCATCTCTCAAGTGGGAGGATCAGCGGGCTATCCTCTTTGAGATAGCACACACCCCAAGTATAGAGGAGATAGCAGACTTGTCAGATGAGTGGGTGATCCTCATGGATGCTATGAAAGGCAAGAGCCTAGACGACTTCCGCAAGGAGCTCTCCGCCCGAAAGAAGAAGCTGAAAGAGAAGCTAGCCACCATCCAGCCGAAGATAGACGCCACCCGATCCCTCCTACCTGAATGGCAAGATCGAAAGACGCTAGCCGACAAGCTACAGGAGATTGAGCGTGAGGAGGAGGAGATCGACAAGGCTATCGCATCTGTCTCTGAGCGGATGAGAATCCATAACGCCAGAGCTCAAGAGCGGGCTACCAAGGTAGAAGCCCTTAGATCCAAGCAACGAAAGCTAGTGGCCGAAGAGGCCAAGCGAGCCGACGAAGAGACCTACGCCAGCGAGAGCGGGAGACGTGAACAGCTTAGGGCAATAGAGAGAGCCACCGCCGATCAAAAGAGCTATAGACTTGAGGTTAAGAAGCTCGACCTACAGCGCAAGGGACAGCTGGACTACATCTCCACATACGAGGCTAAGATCGAAGCACTCAGAGATAAGTGGATGGACACCCACAAAGAGAAGTACAACGGGGACACCAATTGTCCGCACTGCCACCAGCAACTCCCCGAGGATCAGATAGACCAAGCACGAGCTGTCTGGCAGAGTGCCAAGCAGGCTAGACTCGATGAGATCTTCAAGGAGGCCGAGGGGTATAAGGCGAACATCGAAGAGACCCAAGTGTCGGTGCAGGAGAAGGAGGTCAAGATCGCAGAGTACACCGCCAAGGCCGACGAGCTCGAGGTCGAGATAGTGGCCATGAGAGCAACGCTAGACGCTATGCCACAGGCGGAGGCTACAGCCCCACGACCAGCGATACAGCTAGAGGGGTATAATGAGCTAGAGGAGGAGATCCAAGCCCTACTATCCGAGGCGGATAACGACACGATCGAGACCGACAGCACAGAGGCCTACACCGCTCGACGCAAGAAGCTCACCAGTAGGCGAGATGAGATACTGGCGGCACTTGCCAAGCAAGACCAGTGGGACGAGTACTCCGAACGCATCAAGTCACTAGACGCCGAAGGGAAGAAGCTCAGCCAGCAGATAGCAGACGCAGAGCAAGAGGAGTTTAAGGCCACGAAGCTAGCCCACCGACAGGTAGAGGAGTGCGAGCGTGTCATTAACTCAATGTTCCGAGGCGTGACTTTCAAGCTCTTTGACTACAACATAGAGGATAGAGATAAGGAGTTCCCCTTTGAGTGCTGCATCATGCTTGTGGATGGGGTGCCCGTAGGTACACAGAACACAGCAATGAAGGTGACGGCTGGCCTTGAGATCATCCGAACCCTTTGTGAGCACAACGAGGTATGCGCCCCCGTCTTCATCGACGGGCGAGAAAGCATACAGCAGCTGCCTGCAGACCTCCCCTATCAGATAATTAACCTCCGAGTCTCAGACGACAAGGAGCTAGTAGTAACCCACGATAATTAGTAAGACAATGACACCACAGACGACCGCCACCCCTGCGGTAGCACAGCCCCAAGCCAACACGCTCAAGGGCTTCAATAAGACACTCGCTGACCAGCGCACCCAGGACTACCTCCAGCAGGTGCTCTCTGCGAAGAAGTCATCTTTTGTCAATAACATCACAGCGCTGGTAGCCAACAGCACCGGACTACAAGCCTGCGACCCGCTGACGATCATCTATGCGGGGATCAAGGCAACCGCCCTTGACCTGCCCCTAGACCCAAACCTCGGCTTTGCCTACGTCATCCCCTACAAGAAGAAGGACGCCCCAGCACAGGCGCAGTTCCAGCTGGGTTACAAGGGCTTCGTACAGCTAGCCATCCGAAGCGGGCAGTTCCAAGCGATCAACGTCACCGAAGTCAGAGAGGGTGAGCTTCAAGACTTCGATCTCCTCACGGGGGAGACACGCTTCATAGCCAAGCCCAACCGAGAGACGCTCCCCGTTGTAGGTTACGTCGCTTACTTCCGCCTGACCAATGGCTTCTCAAAGTGCCTATATATGACACGTGATGAAGTCGAAGCCCACGCACTCCGCTACTCCGAGACCTATAAGAGTACGAAGGCTTGGGTAAAGGCATCCAGCAAGTGGACAACGGACTTTGACGCCATGGCGAAGAAGACCGTACTGAAGCTCCTGCTAAGTAAGTACGCCCCTCTCTCGGTAGAGATGCAGAACGCTATCAAGAGTGACCAAGCAGTCATCGACGAGCGAGGCGAAGCGCACTACGTAGACCGAGATGAATACGCCTCTGTGGAGGATGTGACACTCGGAGTCGCCGAAGAGGTGGAGGCAGAGACAGCGTCGGTAACCCTCGACTTTGTAGATGAGGAAACGGGAGAGATCAAACAGCCCGAGCAGAGCAAGGAGGGCTACACAGCTCCTTCAGCTACCCCCATACAGCCACAGCGTGAAGAACAAGAACAGCCAGTAAAAAGCCCCTTCTAGCATGACCCTCTCAGTCCTAGGCTCCAGCAGTGCTGGAAACGCCTATATACTACGCTCCTCCTCAGGAGAGAAGCTACTAATAGAGTGTGGCATCAAGCACGACACACTGCTGGATGCCTTGGACTACGACCTGCAGAACCTCTCGGGGTGTCTCCTATCTCACGAGCACGGAGATCATGCCCGAGAGGCTCGCTGGGTCACCTCTCGGAGAGTCCCCCTGTACTGCTCCAAGGGCACGGCAGAGGCTCTGAAGATGGAGGATGATCCGATGATCCGACTGCTGGTAAGCAGGAAGCCCGTGCAGGTTGGGAGCTTTTCAGTGCTCCCCTTCGACGTCAAGCATGACGCAAGCGAGCCCCTCGGCTTCCTCATCGAGCATAAGGAGATGGGACGACTCCTATTCGTTACAGACTCCTACCTGCTTAGGTATGGCTTCCGAGGGGTCACGCACTGGCTCATTGAGTGCAACTACAATACAGATATACTACAGGAGAGACTCGCCTCTGGAGCTGTTCACCCCGCCCAGTACAAGCGAACGCTCCTATCCCATATGAGCTATGAGACATGCCTAAAGACATTACTAGCTAGCGACCTCACCTCCACTAGACACATCATGCTCATACACCTATCCGACGGCAACTCTGACGCAGAGAGATGCAGTCTGGGGATCGCAGGGGCGACGGGCAAAGACGTACGGGTCGCCACTCGTGGCATGACCGTAGAGGTCAATAGGACACCATTCTAGCGATATGATCTACGACCTATCCAATGAGCTCGCAAGAGTGCAGTTTGAGACCTACTGCAAGCACCTAGCCGAAAAACGCTGTCGGGTAGAGCTGACCGAGAAGAAGGGCAAGCGCACACTCAATCAGAATAGATACCTCCACCTCATACTCTCCTACTTCGCCCTCCAGTACGGGGAGCGAATGGAGTGGGTCAAGCAGGAGTTTTTCAAGCGGTTCATAAACCCCGACATCTTCCTCGTGCAGAAGGAGGGCAGGGGGGTAGGTCAATACTACACACTACGCTCCTCGGCAGACCTCTCCACCTTGGAGCTTTCGACGGCGATAGATCGCTTCCGTGATTGGTCGAGTAGGGAGGCTGGCATATACCTACCCACTCCCGAGGAGCACATCCTGATAGACCAGATGGAGCGTGAGATAGAGAGTAACAAGCGATGGATATAACAGACGACATTGTGATGGAGGCTATCACGAAGCTCATCCGTGAGCTGTACGAGCAACACAAGCGACCTCTGCATATAAGGGTCGATAGTATTGCCGAGCGTATAGGAGCTGCTACCGATGACGTAATACCAAGGGTCGAGTCATTGATACATAAGGGATCCATACGATACGTGAGAGGTCTAAACGTCACCTTCATAACTCTGAACAGAATATGAGTACAGCTACCTCTTCCCTCGTAGTCCTAAGACCTGAGGAACTACAGGCGATTATCGATACAGCAATAGCCTCTGCCGTACAGCGGCTAAGACACGAGCTGTCTCGTAGTGACGAACAGGCGCAGGTAGTCGGTAGGCAGGCTATAATGGACTACCTAGGCATATCGACGAGAAAGAGCTTGAAGGAACGTATCGACCGATACCCCTCCGCCTTCTTCTCCGACGGGAAGAGGACGCTAATCTTATTCACGGACAAGCTCCGAGAACTACAGATGGAGAGCAATAAGATGCTCCGATCTACTAGCAGGAGACTAAAGTAAACACTTACACCTACACCAGACTATGTGCAAGCACCGATATTACCCGATGGATATTCTCTTCCTTGACGATGAGAAGATCGAGCTAATAAACTCCGAAATAGGGGATGTTGCCATCGCTATCCTATCCAAGACTTGGGCGAAGCTAGCCCAGATGGACAAAGCAGGCTACAGCTACCCAGCAAACTGGAAGATGCTCAAGCTCGCTATCAAGTCCACCTCTTCGGTCAAGACGATAGAGAGGGTGATACGAGGCTTCGGACTATTCGCCTTCGAGGGAGAAGGAGACAGCGAGCGGTTCTACTCACCTAGGCTGCGTGAACACTTTAGAGCTCTCGACGATAAGGCGGATACATCATACGCCACCAATCAAGAAGAGGAGGTTGTCACGGATAGACGTGGGCGGATCTTGTCAAAAGATGCCCTAGAAAGAATGGCTAGAGGTGGTAAGAAATACAGACCATTAGACCAAGGTAGCACCAAGGTAGAGACCAAGGTAGAGGAAGGTAATGGGGGGATAATAGGGGGGCTAAACACCCCCAGTAAAGAGGAAAGGTTAAAGTCTAAAGCCCCTAAAGGGGTTGTTGTGGCGGGAAGCGCTTCACGCTTCCGCCCTCCCACCCTAGAGGAGGTCAAGAGTTATCTTTTGGAGAAGGGGATAGAGATAGACGCCGAGAGGTTCGTCGCCTACTACGAGTCGAATGGCTGGATGGTAGGGCGCAACAAGATGAAGAACTGGAAGTCGGCTATCGTCACTTGGCATAAGAACGAGGGTCGATACGGACAGAACACCACCAACCAATCAGCACGTCAGCAGAAGAACCTACTCCCGTCTCAGCGCATCGAGACCGAAGCCGAAAGAATCCCTGACCCACCATCGGAGAAAGCTCTGGAGGCTTTGAGATACCTAGAGGCAATCAAAAGAAAAGACAATGAACAAGTCAATACTTGATCAAGCCAAGTCGGATCTGTTTTCGGTTGGCATTAAGCCTAGACGCATCCTGTCCGACTCGCACAAGAACATCTCCGTGATACAGGCTATGGCTATGGCCGAGGA